TCCGGTGCGGGACCGAATACCGGTGCGCGGTCCAGTCCTTCTGAAGGTGCCAGATCCAGAAGAACTGAATGTGGTCCTTCGCAAACGACTTGATGACGCGGAGGACGTTCGCCGAGGGCTTCGCCATGGAGACGATGATGACGCCGTTGGTATACGCATTGTCCTCTGCGAACTTGACAAAGTTCCGGATGTCGCGGTCCAGAAGCCCCTTGTCCTTCTGACTGAAGATGACGAGAACGGGTCCGATGGTGTAGAGAACGACGCGTTCCAGCTCACTCGTCACGGGTGTGGTGGTCGTGTCGAGCTTGCGACGTCCGAGAAAGGTGCGAAGAGTCTCAAGGGCCTTGTCCTCCATTGTACTTGTCTTCTCTCTAGACAGAAAGCGGTTCGTTTTTTCGTGAGGATACCATAATGAATCCGACGACACTTCTCGTCATCGCTCTGCTTGCGTTAATCTTCGTCCTCTACCTGGGACGCGAGCGCTTTCAGCCGGAGTTTCTGGACAAGCGCCAGGTTCGGAACACGGTCGCCCGGGAACAGTCCTCCTACGAGCAGTACACGAATCACATGACCCCCGCTGCAGTTGAGATGGGCCCGATCCAGGGGATGCAGACGCCGTTCCAGGTCAACCAATATACGGCGTACGTGGCGTGAAGATGCAATGGAGTTTCGCGATCTTCCCGGCGAACCGTACAAGAAGAAGAAGATTCCCAAAGCCCTCGCCGAGCAAGTGTGGATTTCCCGCATGGGGCATACATTCCGCGGCAAGTGTCGTGTCTCCTGGTGTAAGAACAAGATTACCGTGTTTGACTACGAATGTGGTCACAACATTCCTGAGAGCAAGGGCGGCAAGACGACGCTTGACAACCTTGTTCCCATTTGTGCGCGGTGTAACCGCAGCATGAGCGATACCTATACGATTGATGAATGGATTGCGAAGTTTAGACCGCCGACACGGCCTTGGTGGTCTTGGTTGACTCGGCAATGAACATCTCGTCCCACCCTGAAATGGGTGTAATCTGATTGTAGCCGATGGACGCGAGTGTCTCAAAGAGCTCGGTGCGAAGGGCCGACGCCGGAAGCCCCTGGCCGTCACGACTCGGACGCCAGGACTCAAAGAGAATGCGAGGATAGTTGTTCGCCTTCAGAGTCTCGCGCGCTCCCTCCAACACCTTGGATTCAAAGCCTTCCACATCCATCTTGATGAGACCGATGTTGGTGAGCTTGAAGGAGTCCAGGGTCGTCAGGGGAACCTCCACGGAGTCACAGACCTTATCGTTGAAGTCCATGCAACTGTTCCCACCCCCATCCTTGGGCGACCGCAGGTAATACCGCGTCGTTCCCGTGATGTCTCCGAGCGCCGTGCGATGCGGCGTGACAGTGTAGTTCAGCTCCTGGAGCGCGAGGTTCGCGCACAGATAGTTGAACGTCTTCGGAGAGCACTCAAAGCTATGAACGCCAGCGCACACCTTCGCAAACGCGAGCGTGTACGTTCCGACGTGGGCCCCGATATCCAGGAAGACGGTCTTGGGGTCAATCAGAGTCGTTGCCCAGTGGATGATCGACTGCTCGTAATTCCCCTGAAGGGCAAAGTCCTTCGCAACAATCTCATCGTCCGGAAACACCATACAGTCCTTCCGAAGCCGGAAGAAGACGGGGTCGGGCGTGGTCAGGGAGTTCTCGCGGAGGTAGTACATGCTTCAGGAGTGTCTCCTGAGTGTAAGTGTGAGTAGAGCGCGACGTGTGCGGCGTCCACATAATGATACCCACAGGCAGTGCGCGGATCTCCGCCTCCCAGCGGATGGTCGTGGGGGTAATTGAAAAACAACGGGTTGTCAATGAACTCCGTGGGGGTGTCCTTGAGCCAGACGCCGATCATGACGTCTGAGTACAGAGACTGAATTGGAATCGTGCGACAGGCCTCGGGCAGATAGGCGACAGCGGCTGAGGACAACAGGAACCCGGGACCACCTGCCATGTAGGGAGGGAGATCTGGCTTCCGTGCCAGCATCCCGATACATTGGGGACGTGAGGGATCTCCGAGGAGGGGCTCCAATCGCTCCGGGAAGAGATAGGTGTCGTCATCACAGAACACGTACCAATCATACGACCCAGGGAGGTTCAGAAAGAACTGCTGATACTTGATGGGACACGAATCGTAGGTGTCAATTGTATTCCAGCCGAGGACACGGGCCTCTGGGTTCGCGCGGGCTGACAGAAACCAAGCGTCTGCCGATCCAATTCGCTTGAGCCAGGTGTCCCGAATGAGCTGACATCTCGTCGGCTGATAGGCCTCACACGTCAGAATAACGTAACATACTTTCATTCAATCTCGTATAGTGTAGGAAATGCGTCTTGTCAGTATGCTCTTTGACCTTCAGGCGTACGACCCCACGAATCGTGGAACCAGACCCCTCTCGTTTTATCTAGAAAAGGGTCGCCCCACGCTTGAACTGAACTACCCGATGGTTCTCCTGTGCGATGCGACGACACGCCCTCTGCTTGAAGCCATTCGTGGAGACCGGTCCACGATCTACATTGAGAAGTCGCTCACGGACTATGATCTGGTACGCACGACGCTTCCGATGATCACAGAGTCCCGCGCTGGAAATCCTGTCTATTCGGACACCAATCGCGTAACGCCTCTGTATTGGCTTGTCTGTATGATGAAGACCTATGCCCTTCTTCAGGCGAAGCTCGTCTCTCCGGACTCCCACTATCTGTGGATTGACCTTGGGATTTCGCACATGGCGCGCGGACTTCCGACGGCCGTGGATGCGATCGCGGCTGCGCCCCGTCCGAAGATTGCGTGCTGTTTCATTCATTACCGAACCAAGGAGGAGCTGTATCCCATGGAGTCCTTTCTTCGCAACGGAGGCCCTGCTGCGATCGCTGCGAGTGCCTTCACGGTTGAGCACGCCTATGTAGACCGCCTGTATACGGCGATGCTTGCCGTCTTCTATGACCAAGTCTCGCGTGGGGTTGGACATTGCGACGAGCAGTGCCTTGTCTACGTTGCGGACGCCCATCCAGACTGGTTCTCCTTCTACGTCGGAGACTATCCCTCCTGTCTCACAAATTACCACACGCTTCGGGAGGATGTCGTCTCTGTCCAGACCCATGTTCGTCCGGGCGCCACACGTGAACGTCGGCAGGACATCCTGCCCCTGATCCAGACCTACGGACGTGAGGATCTTGAACGTGCGGTTGCGTGGCATCCCGAGTGTACAACCGCAAAGCTCCTCCTGGGTGCGTTTAACCACTTCATCGCTCTGGGTCCAAACTTCCATCCAGGGTGGGGGAGCTATCTCTTTGACGGACAGACCTATCGCTACCATCTGGAGACTCTCAAGAAGCAAGAAGCCCTCGTTCGCGCAGGCACGGTTTCAACCCATGTCCTGGAAGTGGGGGTCTATCTTGGACATTCCCTTCTGCTTCTCCTGCTGTCCAACCCCACTCTCAAGATCACCTGCATTGACAACGATGCACGCTTCTCTCCTCGCGCAGTCGCCTATCTCAATGCGCACTTCGGAGATCGGATCACGTTTCATCTGGGATCTGCAGCAGAGATCCTCCCAACTCTCCCGCCCGCAACCTACGATTGTATTCATATCGACGCAGACCACTACGATGATGCGGTTCGTCAACAATTTGCCCTCGCGAAGCCGTTAGCGACTCCCCGAGCGATGGTTGTGTTTGACGATTATGAGGCCGTGCATACCGTGATTGATTCTCTCCTTGAAACGAACGTGCTAGAGCGTCTTGAGCTTCCCGGGTGCCTCTGGACCAACATAGTGACACAGCTCCGTGAGTAGGCGCTCGTTGTGATCGGCTGAGTAGAGCGTGAAGTGCTCCTCCATGAGACACCAATAATTCACTTCCCAGGTGAGACGGGGGAGATGCTGGTCAACCAGCTCCTGCTGCTTGGCATACGCCGCAGGGAAGAGATCTCGGTGTCCGAGAAGGAACGTGCCGCAGAACCGCCAACACACACGGTCCCAGAGGGGGTAGGATCCAGGACCCCAGCAGGACGGAGCAAAAATGGTCGTGGTCGGATACGTTCGGGTTGCGATCCGGCGAAGCGCAAGTGTCGCAAGAGGCTTGTCCCGAAACATATGGAAGGCTCCAAAATCAATCCACGCAAGATACGGAGTCTGCGTGATCTCGCGGGCCCGAACCATACACTTCAACTTTTCCAGCTGAATCCAAAAATACTCCTCATTGTCCTTGGGGAGTGTGCGTCCAGGCGGAAGCTGGACCTCAGGTCGTCCCGTCGGGCGCGAGAGTGGAACGACAGTCACATTCGGAGCAGGATCAAGCGAGATGGACTCGTCCACATACGCAACGATGGGAAGTCCGGTTGCGACAAGATGGGAGAAGTGCTCAAGATACGCCGAGAGAGGGCGATATCCATTGGTGGGGCGAATGAGGAGGGTGACAAAGGTCACAGATCGAGACATGCCGTCTGTTTCTTGTCCTCAGGACGAGTTCCTTTAGACCGATCACTGCGGTGTTTTCACGAGGATCGTGAGTCCATTGTTATTCCGATAGCGCGCCAGCATCGTCCACTCTGGGTGCTCAGCGAGGAATTCGGTAATCGCAGGGAGAAGTCCTTTTGTGATTTCGTCCACCGGGATCCCGGTCGCGCGAGATTGCTTGACAGGATCCCATCCATTCCGAATCGTCTCTCCGCGAATCCCGTCTACTTCCGTGTCGTGCATCGCAATGTACTTGCGAACGACAGGATGCCACCGAGCAAGCTCACGTTTAAGCTGCCCGTAGACGTGCCAGGTATCAATGAACAAAAGATCTGTCTCTACGAGTGGACACTCCAGATCAGACGCGTTGACGAAGGACGCCTGCGGCATCGCCTGGAGAAACTCGGACACATTGCGGGACCTGTAGGGGTCAATGAGCGTAAGGCGTCCCGTCGGGGGAAGTCCGCTCAGAAAGGCATAGGAACTGACGACATCACGAACCCCACACTCTACGACAGACGAACACATCGTGGAGAGGAGTCGTAACGTCGGGAGATGTTCGTTGATATCAGATGGACGAGTACATGCGAGGTCGTAGTTCATTACAAGTCTAAACTATGGCATTTCTTCTCCTCTGGACGCGTCCCGTTCCTCCGATGCTCAACGACCTCCTCCCAGAAGGCCTGCAGCTGGGGGAGATGGTCCGAGAGCCAGTTCGGATCCTTGGGCACAAAGTCCTTCTTGGTGGACTGAAGCACCCAGTAAATCATCTGGTAGTCCTCGCTGTGGGTCTCCACATCATAGACCACCCGTCCGTCCTCATAGACTGCGAAGACTCCCTTGTGAGAGGCCGTGGACCTGGACCACTCGGTATAATTCACCTGCTTGAAGCGGAACTCTACGTATTCGCACTCGTCAATCCCCGTGCACTCCATCTGCATCTGCATCTGGTGGAGGTAGCCGATCGGGATCTCGGGCTTCTCCACACGACTCATCGGGCACTTGAACTCCACCAGGCGTCCATACCGCCGCGGGTCATCGTCCAGCGGAATGATGAGTCCATCCGGCGACGCTCCGAGAAAGGAGTAGCGTGGATGCTGGGCACACGAGACATCTAGAATCGTGCACCGTGTGGTCTCCTCGTAGATGCGCTTGGCCACCGGCTCAAACCGAGTTCCCCAGAGCAGAGCGGGAATCGGATTGGACACCCCCGCGTCTCCCGTGGACGGAGGCTCCAGCTTTCGCAGCATCACCTCCTTCCGGGCGTCCGGAGTGCTGAAGATCTTGTAGACCTCCGAGGCGGTAATCATTTCGCCTCGCTTCGTGTGCCACTGGGCGGAACGCTGATCGTTTTGCCCGTAAAGACGGAGAACACGTTCAAAGGCACGGTCGCGGAGCCAGAGACGTCCGACGTCTCCGAGCATGAGGGCGTCAACGATGGGGGTAACATGACGTTTGAGTGCACTGTACGAGAGTCCCGGTTGTAGAGTACGGCAAGCCAATAGGAACTGGCGGACACGAGTCCCGAGATGAGTACAGGGGCGATTTTCAAGGAGCCATTGAGAGAGGACATCCTCCATTACTCCTTTGTCTCTTCAATCTGCGAAGGTTCGTTTTCCGGCGGGGCGGCCAAGCGGGCCTGAAACTCCTCCTCGGTGATCCGCGGGATCACGATCTCCTCCTGCTCGGGGATCTCCGTGCCGTCCAGGATACGGGTCTCGGTCGTCATGTCTGACCACATCTGCTGAACGATCGTTTCCAGCTCAGCTTCATGGGCCTCAATCAGCGCGAGGTCTGCTCCCACCTCAGGTGCCATCGCGAACGGATCCACTGCAATC